CGTTTCAGGTCAGCGAGTGAAAAGTTCACGAGGTCCTTGTGCACGAAATCCGTTATGTTCAACTGTTTGACGTGGCCGTAAGGAACCTCTAGCTCCTTGGAGTCTTTAGCCGTACTCTCGAGGAGCCACGTTTTGCGTGCATCTGCTTTCTTCTTGTCGAAGGCGAGAACGATTGATTCGTCAGTCATGGTATCCACATCAAATTTCACCGTAAGATCTTGGATCTTCTTGAAGTATTCGCGAGCTTCTGTGGAGGTTGAAGTACCGAGACCCTTGTAGTATTTGATCTTCCACGCGGCTTTGCCGTTACCGTACCAGGATCGGAACGCCGAATCCGTGTAGAACGAATGGGTCTCGGATCCTTTGGTCGCCTTGATGATCGGCGTGACCATGCTCACCACGAAATTCATCTGTAAGAGGGAAGGCCAGAAATAATGCACCATATTGAGAATTAATCCCTTGATATGCGAACCGTCGGCGTCGGCGTCTGTCATGATCATGAGTCGACCGTACCGAAGCTCGGTGAGGTCCTTGTACTCTTTGCCTTGCTGGAGACCAAGGATTTTCTTGAGATCATTGAATTCTTGGTTAGACGTGAGTTGTGCCACGGAGGAATCTCGCACGTTCTTACATTTACCACGAAGCGGAAACACACCGTAATGATCGCGGCCGACGACCGAGAGACCCGCGACGGCGAGTGTCTTCGCCGAATCGCCTTCCGTCACGATCAGGGTACATTTCGATGACTGAGAAGTACCGGCCTTGTTGGCGTCATCCAGTTTGGGGATACCGGTGATTTTCGATTTGCGAGCTCCACCGTCCGTCTTCGCGAGAAGTTTCATCTCCTTGAATTTGGAAAGGGCGGTCAATTCCTCGGCAATACCGGTTTTGAGCGCGTTCTTCACGAACGTCTTCGGGGGTTCGAATTTGGACCCGAAATCTGGAGCCTTTAGGGTACACTCGCTCTTGACTTGGGAGGAAAAGGTAGGGTTCTCCAGCGTGGCTTTGACGAAAACCGTGAACGCGTTCTTCACCTGTTGCGGCTTGAGCTTGATCTTCTTCGCCATATCCTCGATGATGCCCGAGGCGACGAGGGAGGTCACGTGGTCCACGTGGGTCCCGCCCTTAGTGGTACAAATCCCGTTCACAAACGAAACCTGTTCCATGCCATCTTCGGACGGGCCGATACACACCGACCAACGATCCGTCGTCACGGAAGCGACCTCTTTCACGCCTTCGTGCATCTTGGCGTACGCCTCGAAGGAAGTCTTGGGGAGCGGTTCGCCGTTCAATCGCACCTTACAGTTGGAGGTGGTACATATGTTCGCATCCCAAACCCGTTTCTCGAAAATCTTATAGATCGCATCGGTCATTCCCGTCATACCACCGAAACGTCTCCAATCGGGTTTGAACGTGACCGAAACCGATGACGTGGCGGCTGCGTGTTTGGTGATTTTGGGTTTGCCGCACGCGGTCATGTTCTCGGTCCATCCCTGTTTGTATGTGTTTTTGGTCTCGCCGTCCTTGATCACCACGGCGAAACTCGACGAGTAGATGTTGGTGAGTTTCGCACCGTATCCGTTGCGACCGCCCACGAGTCGCTTTTGGGTATCGTCGTAGTTGGTACTCGTGAGAAGGTGGCCGAAAACAAGTTCGGGGTTCCAAACACCTTCTTTCTCGTGCATCTTGACGGAAATTCCACCGAGGGGGCCGTTATTCTCGATCGTCACGGTTCCAGCCTCTTTGTCGATGGACACGCCGATGGAGGTCACAGCCTTAGGGTGGAGCGAGTTTCGGTCGATGGCGTTGACCAGTATCTCATCGAAGATTTTCAAAAGGGCGGGGCTGTATTTCAAGGTTTTCTTCTTGAAACATGTTCCGTCTAAGACCCAATACGATTCGGTTGTCGAATCGACGGGGCCGACGTAACTGTCCGGCCTTTTCAAGACGTGCTCGATGTGCGTGAGCTTTTGGACACTCTCCATTTGTGGTTACTTTACTGACGCGTCATTTCTTTATACGCGTCGACGAAGCCGTCTCTCAGACCGCTTTTATTCTTTATAAGGTTTTCACGGACTCCTCCTCTTCGAGGCAGTGGCCCTCGCGGTCGCGGCGTTGGCTCTGAGTGTCCTACGCTTGGATGGACTATTATTGTTCTTCTTCCTCTTTTTCGTTTTCGTGATCACGTCTCTGACCTTTTTAGCCTGGTTGAACTTCTCCCTCGCTATTTGGGCTGCTCGATTTGCAGCCGCTAGAGTCTTTTCAGCCGCGTTCGCGATCTTGATTTGGGTGGTGCGGTACTTACCCCCCTTATACCGGGATTGGATCTTTAAGGCTGGCTTAGTATACCTGCGGTTCACGTTCATGTTTAGCGTGACGAACCTCAAATCGTGTTGCGTCACGAACCTTTTCCGGTTTGTCGGATGCCTGAAAAGACGTACATTGTTATTCTTACTACTTTTAAGGTAGAAAGCTTCGGCCGGGGTCATCTTCGCGAGCTTTATAAAACTGTTTTGTGACAGGTAGTGGTTATACTTCGGGTCGTACCCGATAACCTTTTCACCGTTTTTAAAATTGTTTAGAGTGATATAATCAGGGTTGACAATTGCCGGTACGATCTTTCTTTTATACGGGACCTTTAACGTCCTCTTGTTTTTTTTGTAGTAAATCGGCCATAGAAAAAAGCGAATCGTCATCCAAAAACTGTCTTCAGACGAATATGTGTCATATTTGTTTGTAATCAATACTTGATTAGACGGTCTATTCAAAGGGTTTTTGTGTGTTATAAACGCCTTTGTTGTCGTAAAATGTTTACGATAGTCACGATTATTATTTTGACTAAGGACTAGGGCATTATTTGGACGAAGTTCCGATACCGTTATGCCGAGTGCCCTTATAATCTTTTTCATCAAGAGCTGATCCCGATAATAGATAAGAATGTCAGGGCTGTTCTCTATCAAATGTTTCAAATCCCTATACTCCCGGATTCTGCCAAGGAGGGATTCCAAATTCCTATTACTTATATTTTGATCGTCGTTACCGTTTCCCGATTTAACCCCTACTCGTTCCCATGCTTCCCACGTTCTTAGCACGAGCTGCATGACCTCTTTCTCAATATCTTTTTCTGTAGGTATTACCGTCCGGAGTTTCTCGATGAAGTCATTGGAAAAATCGGACACAAAAAGCGGAGAAAGTGTTTTTTTGAAATCTAGCTTTAGGGGATATCTAGAAAAGCTTTTGAGCAACCTGAGGGTTTGGGACCTTAACGGCATGCCAGTATATTTCCCGGATCTTTTCATCGAGATTCGGACTGCGTGTCGCATGTGCTCTGGAATGTCATTATACCTGTTACTGTTACTGGAACTCATACAATACCCTGAGAAAAAACTATATGGTCCCGAGCGGTGAAGCTTCTCTCGTCGAAGACCCAAGTCCCGCCGCGAAACCTCCACTTTACCCTAAACGCACTCACACCCTTCACGTCGACGTAACACGGTGGATCGTGCTCCCCCGCGAATATCTTACCGCGTTGAATCATAGAAGACCCGTCGTATACCTCGTACTCGACCCTCCACGGACTCTCGTTGAAGAGATACGCCCTCGTCCTCGGGTACACCTGGAACGGTGCGCGTCTCGTCACCAGGGGCATTATTTAAATCTGCACACAAATTAAAAGGATGTACTTTTACCTGTTTACCTTCATCTTTATCCTGATAGTGATCGTTCAGAACAAGTCGAGGGGTATGGCCCACGCGGTGGATAAGTTGGTCCGGCAGGCTGCCAGGTACGCGACGGCGGCACAACAGGATAAGTCGCCGGTGATCGCCGTCCTACACGCCAACTACGCCGCGGCCTACCTCTACGCGCTCAAAGATATCGCGAGCGAATCGCAGATCCATAACGCCACGGGCATACATGTTCGAAAGTTCACGGAGCACATCGTCAACGTCCAAGATATGGTCACAAAGAAAACCACCGAGACGTGCCCCGAGTTCGTCGGCCAGGTGGACGTCTACCTCGCAGAGATCGGCGGTGAGGCGTGAGAAAAGGAAACCTAAGCGAGGGGAAAACCGGGACTTCGTCGCACATGAAGGTGGTGCGCGACGAAGTGTGGGAGAAATGCCTCGAAGGCGCGACTGCGATGTATCGTTTACTCGTACCTAACGATACGTGTTATAAATTGGCCGACGCCACGTGGAAATGTAAAGCGGCGTACAAGGTGTTCCAAGACAAAAAAGATGCAAGGCGTGTCATCTTACTCGACAAGACCCCGGACGCACATCGCGCCGTGCATAAATTGTGTGCCTCGACCACCATGTCGGGTAAGCCGTGCTCGTTCAGGGCTGTCTGCGGCCATCACTGCAAAAAGCATCAGGTCAAAATAAAATCCGCAGGTACTATAACATGTTAGACCAAGAGAACCTTAGGCCCGTAATAATATCTATGGCACTTTACATCACGATCGCGACGCTCGTCCCGATCCTTTTCAAGAAACCCGTGGGGGTAAAGGTCGTCGATGATATCACCCTCTCCGTGATACGCCAGAAGGAGATGTTGATGTCAGGCACGATCCTCGTCGGCCTCATCACCCTCGGCACCAATTACATTCAGGAGGAATTCATGTGAGACGTTCTCCGCCCCTACGAGCTGTTTCGTGTGCGCGTGGTCCATGTACCGCAGCCTCTTCGCGTACGCATCCCTCATGTACTCTAAAAGCTGATCGAAGTTCGGTTTACCCCATTCCATACCCTTTTGGAAGAGGAAATCGTCTTGCTCCAGCTTTTCGAGTTCACACTCGATCGTATACGGCGTCTTAATATATTCGGGCGCACCCCCGTACGACGCTACGATGACCGGTTTGTCTCGGATCGCCGCCTCGACCGCGCCCATACCTACACCCTCTGAATGTGAAAAACTCACGTAACAATCCGACGTATCGTGGATCTCGTTCAGCTTCTCTTCAGGGAGAAGACCGTTTATGACCGTGACTCTCGGGATCTGGATATCCACGTCGGTCCTACACGTCGCCTTAACGACCAGGCGCGTGTTGGGTTCGTTCAGACGTACGAACGCCCGTATGATTTCCCGAAAGTTTTTTCGAGGGTCCATGACGTTCCCGATATGGTAAAAGACATAGGGTTTTTCGGACGGCGGGGGAACGTGTGCGTGTATGACGAAAAATTCGGTGCTGGGGAACTGATTGGAGAGCACGCGTTTACAGAACGCGCTAGGAACGGCGATCCTCTCAAACTCTTTACACAGGAGACCGTAATCTTCGTGCACGGTTTCTGTCTCACACACGGTCATGCAGGCGAGGTTCTTGACGCGGGTCCTCATGTACTCCAGGTGTTCAATGTGCCAGGACACGGGGAGCATAAACACGAGACCGTGGTCTGACGGGGGGAGCTTTTCACCGATCAGGTAATACCTCTTCCCGAAGAGTTTCGCGTATTTGTTCGCGTGTTGCCCTATCCCCGTGTTGAGCGGGGGTCCGACGATGAGCATTGACTTAAAAACAAATCTTGTTTTTAATATATACACGATGACGACCCTGCGCGAAGAAATTATCCAGGAAGCCGCCAACCCACGCGTCGATAAGAAACGCCTTTTCGATCTTCTCGTCAAGATTGTTGACCACACCCCAGCCGCCGGTGGTGGCGGTGTCGGTCCCCGTGGCGAGAAGGGTGACCGAGGCGAGAAGGGTGAGAAGGGCGACCGAGGTCCGGTCGGTCCCGCCGCCGCCACCAAGTCTACCACCGCCAATACCCCCGCTAAGAAGACCACTACTAAGAAGAAGGTGG